AAAGACTTGGTTTATGCCTTGTGAGACACATGAGCAAGAATTAAAGAAACCTTGTCAAGCAGGATATGAAATGATAGGGTTTAAAATGAAAAACGGAAGAAGAGTTCCTAATTGTGTACCAATAAAGTAATGAAAAGAAGATATAACGTTCCATCATCAGGAAGAAGAGGGTGTTTATGTAGAGATAGAGATACATATTCAATAGAATGTTGTGATGACCAAGATTACATGAGACAAGGAATAGGTAACCTTACAGGACCAATAGGATTTTTGTTGCAAGAAAATGGAGATTATATATTACAAGAAAATAATAGTAAAATAGAATTATAAAAAATGGCAAATAAAAAAATATCAGAATTAAGTTTAGTATCAGCTTCAGATTTAGATGGATCAGAAGTAATAGCTATTGTTCATTCATCAGAAACTAAAAAAACTACAATATCTAATTTAGAGAACCTAATAGTTACACATTTAGTGTCAACTGACATTACGGTTATATCTGGAGGTAGTGATATAGATTTAAATGATTCTGCTTATGACAATGCAGAGATGATTAAGTTAAGCTGGTCAGGTGGAAGTGATACAGTAGAGATAACTTTACCAGACGCAACAGCAACAAAAAACTTAAATAGACAAATAAGACTAATAACAGACAGTTCATACACAACAAACACACACGCTGATTTAACACCAAGAAGTGGACAAACATTAGATGGTGAAACAACTCACTATAGAATTAATAAAGCGTATGAAGGTATAACAGTATGGTGTGATGGTACTGAATGGTTTATAATTCAAGCAAAAGCATCTTAAAAATATAACAAACAGAAATTAATTTAATTGTAATACTATGAAAGCGACAGAAATGTTAAAACAAGTAAAAGACCTACTAGGTATGAACGCTGCAGAAATAGAAGTAAATTTAGAGGAGCAAGATATTAATCTTGAAGAGACTAAAGAAGAAACTACTGAATTAGCTACAGATCAAGTAGAGGAAACTAAAGTAGAGCTAGCAACTATGCAGCTTGAAAATGGTACAACAGTAGAAGCAGAAGCTTTTGAAGCTGGTAACGAGATCTTTATTGTTACTGAAGACGAAAAAGTTGCTCTACCAGTTGGAGAATACACTCTTGAAGATGGTTTAAAATTAACTATAGAGCAAGAAGGTATAATTGCTTCTATTGGCGAAGCTGAAGTGGAAGAAGTTGAAGCTGCAGCAGATTACGCTACAAAAGAAGAGTTAGCAGAAGTAAGAAAAGCAGTCGAAGATATTGTAACTATGATTGAAGAATTAGGTTATGGTAAAAAAGACGAAGAAATGGCATCTGAAGATGTTAAAGAAGAATTATCTGAAGAACCAACAAAAGAAATCTTATCTGAAGTAGAAAAAGTAAAACACAATCCAGAAAGTGAAGAAAAAACACAATTAAACATTCCTTCAAATTCTAGACCTATGAATACTTTAGACAGGGTAATGAAAACAATATCAAATTTTAATTAAAATAAATAAAAATGGCAAATAGTACAGTAACACCAATAACTTCTACTTATGCAGGAGAATTTGCAGGAAAATATGTTTCTGCAGCTCTTTTAAGTGGAAATACATTAGCTAATAACTTAATAACAGTTAAGCCAAATGTAAAATACAAAGAAGTAATGAAAAAAGTTGCTTCTACTGGTCTTGTTAAAAACGGTGCATGTGACTTTTCAGGTCAGGCAGATGTTTTAACATTAACAGAGAGAATATTACAACCAGAAGAATTCCAAGTGAATTTAGAGCTTTGTAAAAAAGACTACGTTCAAGATTGGGAAGCAGTTCAAATGGGATATTCAGCAATCAACGAAACTTTACCTCCTTCATTCTCTGATTTTTTAATCGGACATGTATCAGCTAAAGTTGCACAGAAAATGGAAAACAATATCTGGACAGGAACAAATGCAACAGACGGAGAGTTTGATGGATTTATAACTACTTTAGGAGCAGATACTGATGTAAATGACGTAACAGGTACAGCATCAACAGCAGCTAACATTATTGAAGAGTTAGCTAAAATTGCTGATGCAATTCCTTCTGCAGCATATGGTTCAGAAGATATGACTATCTACTTACCTTCTAATATGTATAGAAACTACGTAAGAGCATTAGGTGGTTTTGGAGCATCTGGATTAGGTGCAGCAGGTACTGATAACAAAGGTACACAGTGGTACTCAAAAGGAGCAGGTCTTCAGTTTGATGGTATTCCAGTTGTATTAGCACAAGGTTTATCTAGCAATGACGCAGTTGCTGCAGAAAAATCAAACTTATTCTTCGGTACAGGTTTATTATCAGATCACAACGAAGTAAAAGTATTAGACATGGCTGATCTAGACGGTTCTCAAAATGTAAGAATCGTTATGAGATTTACTGCTGGTATCCAGCACGCAATCGGATCTGACATTGTATTATACGCAACAGCGTAATTAAAGATTGTATAACATAAGAAAGGGTAGGTAGCTAAACTGCCTACCTTTTTTTTTAAAATAAAAATAATATGGCTTGTGATTTAACTAAAGGAAGAAAAGAACCTTGTAAAGACGTAGTAGGTGGAATTAAAAATATTTATATTTCTGATTTCAGTGACTATACAGCTGTTACTTACGTTACTGATACAGATGTAGTAGATAGCGTAGGAACATCAGTTGCTAGTTTTAAATACGAAGTAAAAGGAAATTCTTCATTTGAACAAACAGTAAATGCTTCTAGAGAAAACGGAACAACTTTCTTTGAGCAAACATTAAATCTTACACTTAAAAAACTTACAAAAGAGGATAACAAAGAGTTAAAATTATTAGCTTATGGTAGACCTCACATTGTTGTTGAAGATTATAATGAAAACCTATTTATAATGGGATTAGAAAACGGAGCGGATGTAAGTGGAGGAACAATAGTAACAGGAGCAGCAATGGGTGACCTTTCAGGTTATACATTAACGTTCACTGCACAGGAAAAAGTTCCAGCAAACTTTATAGAATCAGCTGCAGATGTAGATACTGCATTAACTAATGCTGGGTTTGCTAGTCCAACTGAAGGAACTAACTCTTAATAATCCTTTGAATTAGATAAAGAAGGCACTAATCGGTGCCTTTTTTTATGCTTAATAATTAACAAAATAACATTTATTTTATTGTTATAATATGATAATATTACAGAACAGTTCTAGTTCTCAAACGATAAATTTTATTCCAAGAGAATACGAAGCATCTGACAGCAACATTTATAACATATCAATTATAAATGAAACAACAAACTCATCAGTATATGATGAAGATACAAATACATTTACTTTACTAGATTATTACTATCAGTATTCAGATGTATTTACGTTAGTGGAAGATACGTTTTATACGCTAACAATTAAAAAAAGTGGAAATGTTATTTATAAAGATAAAATATTTTGTACTAATCAAACTGTAACAAATTATTCAGTAAATAATAACGAGTATGAACCACAAGAAACAACAAACGATTTTATAGTACTATAATATGGAGAATCTACACATAGTAAATTTATCAGAATATAATAAACCTAAAATATCAGAAGATAAACATAGGGATTGGGTTAATTACGGAGAAAACAATGATTACTATTCTTACTTAATTAATTTATTTATTAATTCTGCAACAAACAATGCAATTATTCAAGGAATATCGCAATTAATATATGGTAAGGGATTAGATGCAACAGATAGCTCACAAAAGCCAGATGAGTATGCCGCAATGAGATCTATTTTTAAAAATGAAGATTTAAGAAATGTAATTCTAGATTTAAAATTATTAGGAGAGGGAAGTTTTCAGGTTTTATATCAAGATGGTAAAGTAGTAAAGTCAGAGCATTTCCCAAGACAAACATTAAGAGCTGAAAAATGTAATGATGATGGAGAAGTTGAAGCTTACTATTATTTCCATGATTGGAGCAAGATAAAAGCAAATAGTAAACCTAAAAGAATAGCTGCTTTTGGATTTGGTAATGGTAAAGAGCCAGAGATTAAAATTGTAAAAAGATATGTAAGTGGATATGATTATTATTGTCCAGTAGATTATCAAGGAGCATTAGCTTATGCTGAATTAGAGTCAGAAATATCAGACTATTTAATCAATGATGTGCAAAATAATTTTTCAGGAACTAAAGTTGTTAATTTTAATAATGGCGTTCCAGATAGAGAAAAGCAAATGCAGGTTAAGTCAGATGTAATGAATAAGCTTACAGGAGCAAGAGGAGAAAAAGTAATTATAGCATTTAACAACAACGCAGAAAGCAAAACAACAATAGATGATGTACCTTTAAATGATGCACCAGCACATTATCAGTATTTATCTACAGAGTGTTCAAATAAACTTATTATAGGGCACAGAGTAACATCACCATTACTTCTAGGTATAAGAACAGAAAATAATGGACTAGGATCAAACGCTGATGAAATTAAGACAGCTTCTTTGTTATTTGACAACGTTACAATAAAGCCTTATCAGGAGCTTTTAATTGGCTGTATAGACTCTATACTCGCAGTAAACGAGATAAGCCTTAATTTGTACTTTAAAACGCTTCAGCCGCTTGCTTTCATAGAAACAGATAA